GCAATGGCGCCGGAATTGCTCGACGCCGTGCGGATATGCGTAACGGCGGAAAAGGAACGGCAGCGCAAGCTTAAGCCGGGATCGCCCGCATCCACCTATGCCGGGCAGAGGATCGAACGGCTAGAGGCGCTGATTGTCAAGGCAATGGCAGGATGAAAAAGCCAAAGCGCCGTTTTCGGAAATACTACGGGCCGCGCTGGAAATCGGCAATGCAGCTTGTGGACCTTTTTCCGGGGCTCTATTCGCATCAACGCGCAATGATCGATTTCCTTACGCAAGGGAATAAACGGCTGCACATTCCTTTTCCGGCTAGGCGCATGGGGAAAACCTTCATTGGAATCGACCTTGCGAGCGGCCCGGATAAATCGGCCGAGGTCACGATAGAAAAGCTTGACACCGGGGAGACGGTCATTCGCGAAATCAAGACACTAGATATTGTGTCCCGCAATGATCCGTTGACAGAGCTTCCCTAGGGGAACATAAGCAAAAACCCGCCGAGCATGGGCACTCGGCGGGTTCGTGGGACTGCCTTCATGGGAGCAGTGTGTTGCAAGGATTACCCGACATTCTCCGGGGCTGCAAGGTTTTTCCGATCATCGCTGGCACAAAAGACCCGGCGACAAAGAACGGCTGGAAAGACGCAAGCAGCGACCCCGCACAGATTGCGGAATGGCAACGCGCCCTAGGCACCGAAATCAATTGGGGCGTCGCCTGCGGTCCATCCGGCCTTTTCGTTTTCGATATCGACCCCAACGGCCTTGACTGGTGGGCGAAGCTGCTAGAGCGCGATCCGGTTATCAGACAAGCCGTTGACGCTGCCTTTCAGGTTCGCACGCCCAAGGGCGGCTTGCACGTCTATTTCAAGGGCGAAGGCCCGAGCACTGCCAGCCGCATCGCCGATGGTATCGACACGCGCGGCGGTATCCAGCGCGAGGGCCGCATAGTCTCGGGCGGCTATGTCGTCCTGCCGGGCAGCAAGACCAAGGCCGGACCCGGCCGCGTTGATGGCAATTACACGGCGCTGCCCGGCGGCACGATCCAGCCGCTACCCGACTTCATGCAGGCGATTATTCCCGAGCGGAAGAAAACCGACACGCTAGGGCTCGCGAAGAACCCGGACGCGGACAAGCCCCGCAATGTCGCGTGGGCGCTCGATCTCCTGAAAAACTACGTGGAAACCGGCCGCGTCTCTATCCAGGGTAAAGGCGGCAACAATCTAGCCTTTCAGGTTTGCGCCTCAATTCTCGACAAGGCGATTTCCCCCGGCGTGTGCTTCGATCTCATGTGGGAGCACTGGAACCCGGCATGTTCGCCGCCATGGGACGATTGGGAGCTTGAGGGCATTATCCGCAATGCCGCTGCCTACGGAGAAGATACCGAGGGCGGCGTTAAAGGATTTCAGGCGAACGAAGATGCTTTTGCCGCGTTCGTCGGGCAGCAATTCGAGCCCGAGGCACCAGAGGACCGCAGCCGCGACAAATTGAAGTGGCTGCATGATTACGCCGACAACGTGCGCGATCCCGAGTGGCTAATTCCCGGCGTGCTGCCCGCGAACGGCACGGGAATGATCTACGGCGAAAGCGGCTCGTTCAAATCCTTTTTGTCGCTGGACATGGCCTTGTGCTTGGCGTTCGGCGTGCCCGGCCAATGGAACGCGCCGCCCGTGAAAAACGACGTGCTTTTTCTCGCTGGCGAGGGTCCCGTTGCGACGGCGCGGAAACGCTGGCCCGCGTGGATGGACTGGCAGGGGATCGAATTTCGGAACGATCATCGCTTTATCATCAAAGACCGCGTGCCGTTCTACACAGATTCCGACGCATGGGAGCATATCAAGGCCGATCTCGGGGAATTGAAGGCCAAGCCCGCCTTGATCGTGATCGACACGCTAACGCGCCTGCTCACCGGCATGGACGAAAACAACACGAAGGACGCGAGCATAGTCACAAATTTCATGGAGCAGCTTGCCCGCTATTATGAATGCTTCGTGCTCGCGATCCACCATACCGGCAAGGATCAATCGAAGGGCGCTCGCGGCTCGTCGGCTTTTTACGCGAATATGGACACGGTGATTTCCACGAAATTGCGTCAAGGCGGGACAGAGCTTCGCGTGAAGAAGCAAAAAGACGCGGACGTGAGCGACGAAATCAGCTATTTTGAGCCAAAGGAATTTGGTTCGTCTATCGTGCTGGCGCGGACGGGAGCACTTCCCGAGGCGACGAGCGGAAAGCCGCAGAAATCCCGTTACGATTGGGCGTCAATGTTGGAAGTCATGAAAGTGATCGCGAGCCAAGGCGGGGAATGCAGCGACGCAACGCTTGTGCAGGAAATCGCCGGGACGCACGGGATCGAAAAAGATTTGGTCCGCAAGCAACTGGCGAAGAACGACGAGCTAGTTTCGCTCAAGCCGACCAAGGGGCAATGGGCAATTCCGACGCGGGAGTATGACCTATGAACGATTTCTGGAAAGGCGAGACGCACGCCATCGTCAAAGCGATGAAGGCCACGGGCAACCGGCCGGGCGTGATTGCGCAGTGGAAGCAGGAAATGGAGGATTGGGCTTTTGCCCGCCCCGTCAATGATCCCGACGCGCAGGCCGTCCGCGCATGGCTTCCCCATTGGGAGGTGCGACCTTTTTACACCGCCGAGGAATTGGCGCCTATGTGGCCCGCCCTGGCTATCGCGGTCGGTCATTCGACCCGCTGGCCTGCCGTTCCGAAATCCGCCCGGCGGCTGGAATTTGAATTGGACTATGCCGATCTCCCCCGGCTGGACTTCGGCTATCGGCAATTCTTCGTTGTCGAGCGTATCCATCATTGGCCGAGGGTCATAAAAACGGAAGAGGATTTTCGCCATGCGATTGCGCTCTAAAGTTTGCCAGTGCGGCCGGGGCTATCAGTCCCGCTATGACCGGAAGTGCGGGCACTGCCGCTCGACGAAGGAACAGAAAACGCATGAATTCAAATTGCGGAAAGGGCTCTACCCGCCGCAAGTGATTTGGGAAGGACAATTCTAATGCACACCGTTGAGGATATGTGCCGGGCCGGCTGCACTACCGCACGCGGCGTCCGGTATTGGGAGGACCTAGACTTGCTCGGCCCGGTCGAACGGTCGAACGGCGGAAATCGCCGCTACACCGACGATCAGATGGACAAGGCCCGGATTATCGCTGCTGCGCAATTCGGCGGGTTCGCTCTGGACACGATCAAGGAAATGCTCCTGTCCTATGACGCCGAGGTTTTCGAGGCGCTTATGACCCGGCTGGCCGATCAAGCCCGCGCCTGCGTCCGCCTCGGCGAGCAGCTTCCCCGTCCACCGGCTGAAAAGCCCGCACTGGAATTCGACCTATGATGGACGACTATAAAATCCGAAAGGGCAAGCCTCCTATCGGCGGCGTCTATGTCGCCTATGTCGAGGACCCGATTTCCGAATTCTGGTGCGTTGAGCAAATCCGCATCTGGCACATGGGAACGGGCTGGCAGGGAAATCCGCCGGGCACCGTCTTTGGATGGGTCGGGCCGCTGCCCGCGTTCAAGCGTGGCGAGACGAAGCCGACCGTGCTTCCGGCCCCGCAGGAATTCGATTTGTGAGATTTCGCGAAACCCCTCAAGAGGCTGGCTATGTTAAGGGCCTGCAAAAAGCCTACGCGAAGGGTTTGGCGGACGCACAAGTGCCGGGCTCGAAATGCCCTTACACGAGGTTCGAGCACCGCAAGTCTTGGATGGACGGCTTTATGGCCGCAGTCAGAGAACAACCGAAATTCGAGCAAGAGAAGAAAGCAAGGAAGCCCGGAATGAAGGTTTGGCAGAACGGCGCGAATTATATTTGCGAGGTCCCGACCGGGCCGGACGTGAAAAAACTCATCGCCGACATGATGGCCTATCGCGGCGTCACATTCTCCACGGCGGCAAGCTCGCGCGAGAAAGCCGTGCTGTTCGCGACGAACCCCTACGCCCTGGCTGATCTCGCTAATCCTGATTGCCCCGGCCTCGCACCGTTCAAGCGTATGATCGACTTGAGCCGGGCGCTCGACGGCATGGGCACGCGGAAGCTGCCGCCGGGCAAAGAGCTTTGGGATTACCAGAAAGCCACGCTCGACTATCTCTTGAAGCGGCGCGGCGGGATCAACGGCGACCAGCCGGGGCTAGGCAAGACACCGACGAGCATCGCCTATTGCAACGAGGTCGAAGCGCATCGCGTGCTCGTGATCGTCCCGGCGTCCGTGCGGCTGCAATGGGGCGAGGTCATCCGCGCGTGGAGCACGATCCCCAACGTCAAAGCGTCGGTCATGCTCAAGGTGAAGGACGGAATTCATCCGACCGCAAATTATCAGGTGCTTTCCTATGACGCGGCGAGAAATCCCGCGATCATCCGGGCGATTTCCAAATATGATTGGGACGTGCTGATTTGCGACGAAGCCCACAAAATGAAGAATATCGACGCTCTCACGACGCGAGCGATCCTCGGGAATGGCCGGGGCGAATATCAGCACGGCGACGTGAAGATGACGGCGATTGCCGGATACTGCCGCGACCGGATCGCGCTCACGGGAACCCTGCTACTCAACCGGCCGAGCGAATGCTACGTGCTGTTCCGGCACTTCGACCATGAATCGATCGATTTCATGAGCGAGGAAGATTTCAAGGATCGCTACAACAAACAGGCCGATATGGTCACGATTGAGGGGAAGCGGTTCAAGCTCGAAAGCACGTCGCTGGAATTGGAATTGCAGAACCGCTTGCGCGTGAACATCATGGCCCGGCACGAGAAAAAAGACGTGCTGAAATTCATGAAGCCACCGCGCTACGGGCTGGTGAAAATCTCCGAAGCCGGCGGTGCGATCAAAGACGCGCTCGACGCCGAGGGAATGCTTGGGATTTCCATTGAGGATATCCAGACGACTAAAGATTTCGAGGTTTTAGGGCACATTGCCGCCGTCCGTAGGCAGATGGGAATTGCGCTCGCACCGCACATTGCCGACTACGCACGGGAATTCCTTGAAGGGTCCGAGGAAAAGCTAACCATCTTCGCGTGGCACCTAGAAGTGCTCGACATTTTCGAGGAAGAATTGTCCCGCTATGGAACCGTTCGCGTTGACGGGCGTAAAAGCCCCAACGCACGGCAAAAAGCCGTTGACGATTTTGTGGGAAAGCCTAATGTGCGTGTGTTCCTCGGGAATATTCAAGCAGCGGGCACTGGCTTGGACGGCCTCCAAAAAGTTTGCTCTCGTTGCTACCTCGCCGAACCTGATTGGGTGCCGGCGCAGAATGAACAGGCCGTTTCACGGCTAGACAGGATCGGGCAGGAGAATTTGGTTAGCGCAGAATTATTTGTCGCTCCCGGCTCCATATCCGAAAAAATTCTGGTGAAGGCACTGGAAAAAATGAACGTGATCCACCGCGTTCTCGATCAGAAGGAAGGTTAAGGAAATGAGTAAATTTGAGCATCCCCTGACAGTCGCGATTACCGTGCTGTCCAGCGAACAGCTTACGGCGGTCTATGCCCTGCTCGGCGGCGCGTCGCTCGCAGCGGTCGCGGTTTCCGGTTCGGGAAAGCCCGTCTCGGTGCAGCCGTCGCCCACTTCGGACGCACCGGCCGCATCGGCAACGGAAGCTGCTCCCGCAGTCGCCTCCACCGAGACGGCGCCGGCTGGTGATCCGAACGAGGTCGATGCAGGCGGTCATCCGTGGTCGGCCGATCTTCACGCTTCGACGCGCGGCACCACGAAGGACGGCTATTGGCGTATGAAGGTCGGCGTGAGCCGCCCGGCCGATCTCCCCGGTTTCCCAAAGGGCACTGGCACCGACACGGCAACGTCTCCGACTTCTGCGTCCGGCCAGGGTGCGACCCAAGCGGACCCCGCCCCGGCTTCGACTGCGGACGATGACGACGAATTCGCCGCCTTCCGTGCCGCTGCCGCCAAGACCGACGCCGAGGACGCCAGCGCGAAGGCCAGCGTGCCGTCGCGCAAGTGGACCGATGCCGATCTCGGCGCGCTCTGCAATCAGGCTGCGGTGAAGCTCGGCGATCCGGCGCCCGTCAAGGCGATCATCGCCGAATATGTCACCGAGGGCGAGACGCCGCATTCGCGGAATATCCCCGAGGACAAGCGCGCTGCGTTCGCCGCCGCTATCGAGGCTAAAGCCGGCATCGAATTCGCTGGTTAATTGAGTTGCCTGCGGGGCTAGAAAGAGCGAAGCTCCGATAAACCCCGAAGGGTCGCCACGGCGCCCGCAGCGTGTAATCTGCGGGCAACCACGAAGAAACCACGATGAAGCCGACGACATAGGAGCCAATCATGGCAAAGGACTGGAAACACATTTCCACGGCCCCGCATAGCAGCGAACCTTTTCTGGTTTGCGGCGGGGAAATCGAGAGCGAGCTTTACGCCGCCGAACCTCTCACCAGCGCCGCCAAAGTGACGCAGGAGCGCATTGGGAAATTCGACGTGGTGGACACATGCGGTTACGGCGTGTGGATCATCAATCCCGAATTCTGGTGCGATCTCCCGAAGCCGGTCCAGCCGGCCAAGCCCGCGCAGGAATTCGACCTATGATCGAGCTAGAGCATTCCCCGCTCGGGGGCTCTGGCGCGCATCGGTTTTTCAACTGCACCGCTTCGTTCCTCATCCAGCGCCAGCAAATTATGACTGGTCAATTCGAGGACACACCGAGCGAATATGCAGACAGGGGAACCGGCGCGCATGAGCTAGGTGCGAAGGCCATCGAAGATGACCGCGAGCCCTACGAATATCTCGGCGAAGATTTCAACGGGTATCTGGCCGGCTGGCCGGACGGGATTGCGCTCGACGCCGTGCAAATCTATTTCAACGAGTGCCAAAAGCTGCTGGAAAATTACGGCGGTCCCGAAAGCTCGTTGATGCTGGAAAGCACGATCCACCTCCCCGAAATTCATCCGCTGTTCAAGGGCACGGTCGATTTCGGGCTTTGGTCGCTGCGGCACGGGCTTTTCCTGCGGGACTATAAAAACGGCGAAGGCGTCGGCGTCCACGCACAGGGCAACAAGCAGTTGCTCTATTATGGCGCGCTCATGGTCAAATCCATCTGGCCTAACGGCGGTGCTCCCCGTGATCTCCGCGTGTCGCTCGGGATCGTGCAGCCCAATTTCTACGGCATCTTTGAAGAGCCGGACATTTGGGAAACTACGGTCGGCTTCGTGCTCGACTGGCTGGACAACGAGCTTCTGCCCCGGATGAATTTTCTCACGGGAACGGACGTGGATTGCGAACCGACCGAGGCCGATCATGTGCCCGGCGATCACTGCCAGTTTTGCCCGGTCCTTCTGGACTGCATTGTCATGCAACGCGCGTTCCGCACCTATGCGGACGCTGGCGAGGATTTTATCACCATGCTTACGAACGCAGAATTGGACGAGCTTTATTCCCAACGCGAATATGCCCGTCGCTTCATGACCGCGCTGGAAAACACCGTGCGCGCCCGGATGATCGCAAAGCCGGGTTCGATCCCGAGCGCGAAGCTCGTCGAGAAAAAGGTTGCTCGCGTCTGGAAACCCGGCGCGCAAGCGGCGCTGCTCGAAGCTTTCGGTGACAAAGCCTATGCGCCGAAGGAAATCCGCAGCCCTGCGCAAATCGAAAAGCTGTCCAGCCGGGGCAAGGAATTGGCGCTGGAATATGGTTTCAAGCCGGATAGCGCTGGCCTCACGATTGCGCCGCTTTCCGATCCCCGTCCCGAAGCGAAACCGCGCAATAATGAGACGGTTTTTCAAGGCCACGCGGGCACGGTTCCGCTTGAGGAAGCCGGCTTTTAACGCTATAGAAGAATTCCCGGCGGCGGGGAAGTTTGACGCGCCGCAGCCACGATGAAACCACGATGAAGCAAAGGAATTGAAAATGGCCGAGACATATCGCTACACGCTTATCAAGCCCGCCCGTCTGCTCTTCTCGTCGATCACGGCGAAGAGTGCTCCCCGGAGCGTCCAGGGTGCCGTTCCGAAATTCTCGGGAACCTTCGGCATCGAAAAGGAAGATTTTGACGCCGTTGTCGAAATCATGGTGCGTGCGATCAAGGCAGAGCTTGGCACCTTCACGAACCCCGGCGATTATTACCTCGCCTGCCAAAGCGGGATGACCGCCGGCAAGCGTGCGCTGGAAAAGGCGGAATTCGATTGCTCGGCCCCCGGCTTGTCCGAGGACGACAAATTCAAGCTCCGTGAGAAGGCCCAAAAGCGGGCAGAGCTTTACAAGCCCTATGCCGGCATCCTCACCGCGTCGTCCCAATACGATATCGAGCTTGCACGGCTCGAACCCGTTGCGGGCGGCTCGAAGGTTGTCGATATCCCGCAGGAAGAGCACGCACGGGCGCAGGCCGGTAAAGACCTGTTCTATCCCGGCGCCTATGTCGTCCCGGCGGTCGCCCTCAAGGCGTTTCGTCGCAAGACGCTGGACGCGAAGGACGGCGTGACGGCATATCTGCAAAACTGCCTCTACGTCCGCAAGGGCGAGCGCATTGCCGGCGCTGGCGGACCCGGCAACAATGAGGTGTTCGGTAATTACCAGCACTATTCGGACTATGATCCCACGGCGAACGCTCCCGACAATCAGACGATGGGCGGTAGCAAGCTGGACGAAGAAATTCCGTTCTGATCTCCTAGGGATCGGAGCGGATAGAGAGGCCGGGCGGTCATCCCACGCCTAACCCGGCCTCTCGCCTTCATGGGAGAATTGTCATGCGCTGGAAAGCGATATGGTGCCTGCTATGGCACCCTCACACAGAATTCTCGGGGAAATCCCCGTCCGCCAAATGCCGGCGTTGTGGCATGTATTTCCGGGAAGGTGAGAGCGCCGTGTCGCGCCGCCAACGGAAAAAACCTTATGATGCTGCGCGGCACTCCGACTTTCACGCGGGAGCCTGACATGGAAATCCGGTTCCCTACAGACGCGGACAGCCCGCACTACCTCTCGTCGTTCGTCTTGAGCCGTGCCGGCAATGCGGTGCTGCTCGAAGTCGCCGACCAACGCAACCAGCAGAAATGCGCCGCACTGATCCCACTTCAAACTTTCATCGAAGCGGTGGCGATGCTCGGCGCGATCAAGACCGTGGATATCGGGGATGCCAGCGCAAAGCCGCTCGGGCCTCGTGAAATCGACCGGCAGGGGTTTTGACCATGAACATCGCCGAGAAAGCGGATTATGTCCGTTCGCAAATGAAGCACGGGGCCGGCGGTCATCACTGCCATTGGCCTACCTGCGACGCGAAAGTGCCGCCGGCTATGTGGGGCTGCAAAAAGCATTGGGCGATGCTGCCCTATAATCTGCGCGGGAAGATTTGGGTGAATTTCTCACCCGGTCAAGAGATCGCGAAGAACCCGACGACGAATTATATCGAAACGGCCTATGAGGTGCTTGACTGGATACACGAGCATTATCCCGAGACGCGCCCGAAGCCTGTCCGCCCTCCATTGGAGTATGACCTATGACCGAGGATGACATGCCGCAGCACGCTTATGTGTTCGGGGCTCCCAATACCTGCAAGAATTGCGGGGAACGCGCAGAGCACGAGAACCATTATTTCTATCGGGAAATGAATGCTCGCATGTCCGATGACGTGCTCGCGATCTCGGTCATTGAATATCGCGTCGTCAAGCGCACACCTGCCGGTTTCTGGATCGCGCCGCTTTGGGACCCCGAAGCCCGGTTCAAAAAATTCGTGCTCGAAGGTTCCGGCCGGCGTCACGCCTACCCGACGCGCAAGCTTGCCCGTGCCAGCTTCATCGCCCGTAAGAAAAAAGAAATCCAGCACTGTGCCCGGCAGCATGACCGCGCCGTGCGCTATCTTGCCCTGGCAGAGACGCGCAAATTTGGGACACGGACGGAAGCTTTGCACGAGATCAAGACCCGTGACATTCTCCTGCCGGAAATTCCCCGGTCATGAGCGAGCGTTGGGCAGTCGTGCCGGGTTTCCCGATGCATATGGTTTCGAGCGAAGGCCGCGTTTATAGTTGGCACTCGCAGAAATTCTTGCGGCCGGGGATCGGTTCGCACGGCTACCTGAAATTCAATATCGCGTTCGGTAAGACGAAACTCCTGCACGTTGTCGTGGCGGAAGCTTTCCTAGGACCGCGCCCGGCCGGCCTTGACGTGTGCCATGAGGATGACAATCGACTAAACCCGAAATTGTCCAATCTCGAATATGGGACGCGCGCAAAGAATATCCAAGCGACCGTGCGACGTGGCACACATTCCGGGAAAAACCCCGAAGCCCGCCGTAAGGCTTGGGAAACACGAAAGGCTCGCCGGGCATGAGGTATGCAGTTGTCGATTTCGAGACTGCCTCTCGGGCTGATCTCCAAAAAATAGGTGCGTGGAAATACGCGGCGGATATGTCCACGTTCGCGCTCTGCCTCGGCGTTAAAGTCGTGACAGACAAGCGGCCGGCACCGACTTTCGTCCTGTCGGAAAAACAGCTTCACGCGCTCGATCCCCGGTTGATGGAGCTTTGCCTTGACGAGACGGTGATTTTCGTCGCGCATAACGCTGGCTTCGAGCAAGCTATGTGGCTTTTTCATATGGAGCCGATGGGCTATCCTGCGCTGCCGCCCGAGCGTTGGCACGACACGATGGCCGTCGCCGGCATGAAGGGCCTGCCCCTCGGGCTCGACGCGCTTGTCACGGCGCTGGAATTGCCCGTCAAGAAAGACATGGACGGGCACCGCCACATGCTCATCATGTGCAAGCCGGATCGCTATGGCGGCTGGTCGCAGCACAATGAGCACAACCTGAAAATTCTCTATGACTACTGCGCGTCCGACTGCGATGCGCAATACGGCGTCTATGTCACGACGCAGGGCCTCGGCCCGGCCGAGCGGCATACTTGGATCGTCGATCAGCGCTATAATCAGCGCGGGATTAAAATCGACACGGAATTCGTGAACGCCTGTATTGAAGTGCTCGACAAAGTGCGCGTGCCGATGACCGAGCGATTTCGGGAATTGACGGGCCTCAATCCGACGCAGCGCGAAAAGGTGCTGAATTGGGTCAATGACAACGGCGTGCCGCTCGGGGACATGAAAAAGGCCACGCTCGACGCGATCCTTGATCCGGGCGACGAATTCGGAATTGAGGATTTCCAAGAGCCGCTGCCCTATCACGTCCACGAGGTCATCACCCTGCGGCGCTCGCTCGCGTCGTCCAGTGTCGCCAAGCTCGAACGGATGCTTCAATGCGCCTCGGCAACCGATATGCGCGTGCGCTATGCGACGCAATTCCACGGCGCCCGGACGGGCCGCGATGTTGGTCGGCTTATTCAGGTGCAGAATTATCCCCGAGGGGAAATCAGCGACCGGCAGGGGCTTACGGCCGATATCCTCGCCGACGCGATCCTCACCCGCGATATCGACTATATCCAAGAGCTTTGGGGGCCGGACATTTTCTCGGCTATCATTTCGTCCCTGCGGTCGTGCATCGTGCCCGAGAAGGGCAAGGTGATCGTCTCGGGGGACTATGCCGCCGTCGAAGCCCGCAACCTGCTCTCCATGGCCGGCCAGCACGACCGGGTGGAGCAGATGCACGCGGGGCTCGACGTGTATTCCGAAACCGCCTCCATGATCTACAAGCGGCCGATTGATCGCAAGGTGCAGCAGAAGGAAGGGCAAATCGGAAAGAACACCTTCCTAGGCTCGGGCTATGGCCTCGGGCCGGTCGGGTTCCGCGCGCGGTTCGCCCCCAAGGAATCGATCGATCTGGCAATGCTCGCTATCAACACCTATCGGAAAGAGGTGGCGCCGATGGTGCCGAAATTCTGGTATGGTCTTTGGCAGGCGAGCGTTGATGCCGTCTGGTGCGATCACGCGAAAACCTATTCCTATGCCGGCATCGAATTTCGCAAGGAAAGCGACTTCCTCACGATGCGCCTGCCGGACGGGAAAAAGCTTTGGTATCACCGGCCGCGCAAGGATAAGACCTTCAATCCGAACACGGGGCAAGAGCATCCCTCGTGGACCTTCATGTCCTATCAGGGCAAGAAATTCCGCCGTCACCTCGCATGGCACGGCATGATTACCGCCGACTGCATCCAGGGCAGCGCACGGCAGCTTATGGTCGGCGCGATGAAGCGTGCGGAAAAGGAAGGGCTATTCGGGATTTTCAAGGTCCACGACGAATTGGTTTTCGAGGAAACCGACCGGCCGGACCTTATCCAGATGGTGACACAGATTATGGAGGACGTGGAGCCGTGGGCGATTGAACGGAAATTCCGTGTCAAGGCCAATGTCGAAAGCATGTTGAGGTATCGGAAATGACGCGGGAAGAAAAAGTAGCTTATGCACTTTGCAAAACTCAATATGAGCAGGCAAATCGTTCGCCCCACCGTGACGGGCCTATGAGTGAACAAAGTATCTGCTATGCGGTCGAGCAAGAATTTCGCCGTCCATGGTGGATAGAGCGCGCGAAGGCAGCAATTGAGGCGATGGGCTAAATGGCTGCGCGGCCCGGAAATTCTTGGTCGGCAAACCGACGCCTCACGCCGCTGGAACGCTTTGCGATGAAGTGCGCTTTCGACCCGTTCACGGGCTGCGTTATGTGGATCGGCGGCACGACGAGCGGTCATGGCAATCATGCGCCCTACGGGACGTTTTGGGACGCTAAACGCCGCTGGTTTGCGCACCGATGGTCCGCCCATCATATCCACGGCCTGAATATCGACGGCCTGCCCGTTGGGCATAATTGCCCGTGCGGACCTTCGACGCTTTGCGTGCAGCACGTCGCCGGCATGAGCGTGGCGCAGAATAACGAAATGATAAAATCGAACCCCGGCCGGGCGTTCCAAGACCTTGAGACAAAGCGCTATTGGATTTATGTCGCCGTAGGTCTTGAGGAATACCGCCCCGTCGAGCGGGAAATTCCCGACATGCCGTTTTTCACGCCGCCGGATTGGCTCAAACCGTTTCTACCGGAAAAGGAATTTACCGATGACTGCCCGTTCTAATATCGAGCAAAATTGCCATGACCTTTTCCTGCTTTCCAAGCGTGAGGGCACGGATAAAGTCCTGACATGCTCCACCGATAATTTTCGGATCATGTTCATTCCACGCGGTTTCGAGAATATCGCAAAAATGGAATTGAACGAAAGGCTCGGCTTGCAGGATTATCCCGAGCAGGTTCCCGTGCCTTCGTCGCCGATCCCGATGCTGCTCAACTGCCCCGTGTGTGGCGAGCGCCATATAGACGAAGGCGAATTCGCCGAGAAGCCGCACCATACACACGCCTGCCAATCCTGCGGGACGGTATGGCGACCGGCGAAAATCAACACGGTCGGCGTCCAATTCCTGCCGGGCTATAAGTCGTGATTATCGCCGGCATTGATCCGGGCAAGACCGGAGCGCTTTCGATCACCTATGAGACAGGCGAGGTTTTCTTGCTGGACGTGCCGCGCGTCGAGATCAAGGGGAAGGACAAGCCGGCGTGGGCTGATTGGGAAGCGACGTGGTGGCCGGCGCTCGATTTCCACGGCCCGCAGATGATCGTGATCGAAGATATCGCCGCCCGGCCGGGCCAGGGTGTAACGAGCATGTTCACTTTCGGCCGCACGCTTGGCTTCGCCCATGGCCTCGCCGCTCGATGCCGCGTGCCGGTCCACTTTGTCACGCCGGCCGTGTGGAAAGCCAAGCTCGGCCTGCTCAACAGCAGCAAAGGCGCCAGCCGGGAGAAATGCCGCGTCCTCTATCCCAAGAGCGCGCACCAGCTTACGAGGGTGAAGGATGACGGCAGGGCCGAGGCGACCTTGATCGCGCACTATGGAAGGAAATATTTATGATCGTGGGATTTATCGCCGGCTGCTCGGTCGGGGTCATCGTCGGGATGGTGCTTGCATCCATGTTTGCAGCCGGCAATGCCGAGGACAAGAAAAATCAGGGTCCGCAGTAACCGGCCGGCACTTTAAGCCCGAGATCGACCGCCCACTTGCACACGCGGGCATTCTGGCGCCAGCCGGTGCGCCCCCATATCAGCACCTCGTCGTGCCATGCGTCCTCGGCCGCTTTGCCGGCATCGCCGGGTTCCAGCGCCGCGAGCGGATATGCCGGCTCTACCTGATATCGGAGATCAGCGGCATCCGGGAATGTTCGTTGTGTCTCTACCCTGCTGGCGCAGGATGACGCACCCGCGCAAAGCACGCTGGCGATCAGGATCATCCGTGGCAGTGATCGCATCGTCCAATTCCTTCCGTTGCTGCGCGGCCTTGACCGCATCGTTTACCCGCGCCTCGGCCGCGTTGCTGTTCGCCCGGCCGAGGTCCTGTTGCGTCTCGATCTCGCGCCCCTGCTGCTTGACGATCTCGCCCGATTTCCCGGCCTGCTTTCCTTGGCAAAAGGCCAGTGTCAGCAGAGCCAGGACGAGGGCGGCGCCAGCGAGAGCCGGCCAGTATTTTGCGATGAATGGGGGCATTTTAATATCCTTTGAAATCGGCCGCACGATCAACGGCGGCTGCTGCGGTTTCCTCGGCCGCGCGACTGGCTTCGGCACCAGATGGGGGGATCGATTCCGCTGCCGCCTTCGTCGCGTCCGCCTGCTTGCCCATGCTCTCGGCGAAAGTCTGCGAGGTGCGCGAGGCTTCCGAATTTAGCTGGTTTTGCGAATAGAAGAACGCGACAACGCCGTTGATGAAGCCGGTCAAGACAATCGCCGTTGCGATCACCTTGAAAAACTCATCCTTCCGCAGCGTCAAATCGGATTGCACCATCCAAAGCACCATGACGGTGAGCGAGAATGTGGCAAGCCCGACGAGCCCCCGGCCGTTCGGCCAGCCGGGGAGCCGGTCTAGGAGCTTGTCAAGGAATTGCCAAAAATTCATGCTGCAATGTTCTCCGGTCGCTGCCCTTCCGCTTTCATCGCGTAGAGCTTGGCCGAGCATTCGGCCTTCGTGATTTCGCCGTCCTTATTCGCGTCCAGCCCGGCGTTCTGCCGATAGGTCGTCGGTCGGCTATCCTTGTCCCATAGCACATATTCGAGCGGCTGTCCTACCGCCTTGGGCCAGAGGATCGCCATGTAGAGGTCGGCGAGATTGTGGAGCTTCCCTTTCCACGGCGAGAAATATTTCTCCACCCAATCGAGTTGCTGCACGGCGGTCATCTTTGCCAGGGCGGCGGTTGAGGTGCCGAGGCCCGTTGCAGTCGTCGGCATGAATTGGATAAGGCCGATAGCTCCCGAGCCCGCCGCATTCTTCACCGTGGGCGAGAAGCTTCGGCCACTCTCCCATGCGATGCACGTCATGAGGTCCGAGGGATCGACGCCGATATTCGCTGCAACGCCGCGCACACGGGCTCGAAATTCCGGTGTGACGCGCGATCCCCATGCGAGGACAACCGGCGGCGCGGTCGGTGAAAGCCGGGCAGTCAGGAGAACCGAATTAATCGCGTCAACCTGCGCCTGATTGAGAGAACCGACACGCTCCCGAATTGCATCGAAAATTTCCTTGTCAGTCAGCATTGCCCATTCCTTTTTCGATATCGTCGATCTTCCGACCGTCGAAATTGTTCTTCGCCGTGGCACGCTGCACCTCGTTTGCAATCGTGCCTTTGGCCTCGTTGAGCCGCTTCATGCGATTGAGAAACGCTCGTGCTGCCCGCTCGGCAGATTCCCGCTCAACAAGCGACGGCGGGAAAAGCAACGCCTCAAGGTGATCCAACGCCTGCTGGAAATGATAGAAATGCTGCTCCATCGCCCGAAGCTTACGCACCTCGTCGCGAAGGTCCTCAACCTCTACCCGCGCCGACGACATTTCTTGCCGGGCGTTTTTCAGAAGCTCGAAAGCCAATTCGTCGCGGTGGATTTCCAGCCGCTCGTGCTGTTCGTTGCGCTTGTCCTCCCGCCGCTCGCGGTAGAGCCACAATTGCCCTACCCATGCTGCCGCAGCGGAAAGAATTGCGAAGGGTGCGACCCCAAGAAAATCGACGGTCATCCGAGTTTCGCCACGTAATTTTGGGTTTCTGCGGGAAGAGCGCCGATCCAGTCGCCGCCCTGCGAAAGTGCATCGTCCACCCGACCTTGCCCGGCGTTATACGCGGCGAGCGCTTTTTCCACGTCGCCGTCATATTTTTCGAGCAGGCTGGACAGGTAGGCAATGCCGAGCAGCTTATTATAGGCTGCATCGTTGTGGTATGCCTCGGGGTCCCAGGGCAGGCCGGCCATCTGCGCCGCCTCGGGCGCCGTGTCGGGCATAACCTGCATGACGCCGACTGCGCCGGCCGACGATACCGCCGACTGATCGCCGCCGCTCTCCTGCCCCTGCACACGCTCCACGAGGTCCAGCAAATCCGGGTCCTCGTTGTCGTAAATGTGCTGCAAATTCTCTGCATAGGGGCTGTCACCCTCGGCAATCGGGCCTTGGTCGTCCGACATGGGATCGCCCATATCGCCACCCTCGGGGATCGTGACGCCATCGGGCATTTGATCCGGGGACAGCGGAGCGGCCGAATTATCCGGGTCGCCTGCCGTCTGGCCTACCTGTCCGGCACGAGCACCCGCGACGAGAGCCACGCCCAATTCGCGAAGAACCTGCCGGCCGGCGTCGCCCTCGTTATTCAGGAATTTCATGCCCTTTGCGATTTCGGCCGGATTTTGCGAAAACAGCCCGTTGACAATTTCCTCGGACTTTTTCGCCGGGAGGTGCGTCATGAGGCGCGAAATTCGGCTAAGCGACCAAAGCCGCGTCGCCGGCAGCGCGCCGGGCGTCATCGAAATCAGCGAGCGCGCGATATCCGAAAGACCAAGCTCGGCCTCGGCGTTCACGGGCACGTCCTTTGTCAGCCCGGCGAGGTTCCGCGCGCTTTCTCCCTGCGCCCGAGCAGCGTCGGCAATGCGTGCGCCCTCGTCGGTGCCGAGGTTCGCGGAAATCGCCGCCTGCTTGGACGGGTTCGAGGCGATTTCATCCACGGCGCGCAAGGTCGTCTGCGGGGTTTGCAGCACGTCGCGTTCGAGGCGCGAAGCCTGTCCCATAGCACGGCCGGATGCACCCTCGGGCGTGTCATACGCCTGCCGGACCTTCCGCGCTGCCGTGCGGTCGCCCACGGGCACGTCTTGGCGCAAACGGGTGCGTCCGCCTTCCGCCATACCCTCCATCATCCGCGAGCGCCCTGCAAACGCCTCGGTCATCTGGTCCGCTGCGGCGCGTGCCTCGGCCGGAAGCTGGTCTTGCAGATGGTCGATTGCCCGCTGCGCGATGCGTCCCTCTGCACCGCCGCGCGTCACGTCATCGCGAAGGTCGGAAACCATGTCGGTAATATCCCGCACGGTGATATCCGATCCAAGGCGGCGCGTGCCGGCGACGGAGCGAAGAACGGCGGCTACCTCGGGATCGGTCGGCTGGAACGCGACGGAGCCGGCACGTCCGCCAGCGACGGGCGCCTGCGGAATGAGATCGGCGAAATCGGCCGCGACAACGGTATCATCGTGCGGCGCCATGATCGCGCGAGCCTCGTCGGCGCGCACCTGTTCGAGATCGACCGGCGAGCGGGACGCACGGGCAGCAAGAGCGGCTTCCTCGGGCGTTGGCGTTGCGGCAGGATTTCGAGCACGAGCGAGATCGTTCGCGATGCCCTGCACACGGCGACCTTGAGCCGGGGCGATAATCCGGCCCGTCTGTGCAGCCATTTCCGGCCCGATATTCTGCCCGCGCTCCTGCACCAGTCCCGTGAGCTTTTCCCGTGCCTTCGCCGGCATGAGCGAGATCGCCTTTTTCATGGCGTCGCGATCTTCCAATGGCAGAAGCTCATAAACGGTCGGCTCGGCACCCGTGCGCGTGCGATACTCCGCTGCCTTGCGCTCGATTTCCTCGGCCGTGGTGGACGTGAAGCGCCGCAGGATCGACTTTGCCGAGGTCATACCGAGGAAATCCCCGACCGGGCGACCAATGAACGCGATGGCTTTTCCGCCGCCCCGCAGCGCCGTAGCACCGCCGGCACCGTAGAGCGCGCCGCGCGTCACGTCCGATCCCTCGCCGAGAGCCTGCGCACCGCCGCCGGTTGCACCAGCCAGGGCGACGCGGCCGGTATTGGCGGCACCTTGACCCTTTTTCACGGTCATGAGGGATTGCAGGACATTTCCGGCCCGAGCGAGGGCAGGCGTGCCGGCTTCGATCAATCGGCCAGCGCCAGCCTTGAGCGCCTTGCCGGCAACGCCGCCGCCCACAACGCCGCCGACGATCTGCCCGCCGATATTGCCCGGTGTGGACAGGGCCAATTCCGCATCGGTCTTGGCGCGCACGGCTTCGAGCGTTTCATCATAGGAGAGATCGCCGGCATTCCCGGAATATTTGAGGCCAGCAGCAGCGAGCCGTTCGGGAATTCCGAAAAGCCCGCGCGTGATGCCGCCCTTGAGCGCGATAGCCCAATCCGGCGCCAAGCCCGAACGCTCCTGCTCGACGGCCTCCCGAGCGACCCGACGAATTTCACTCTTCCGCGACGTGACGGGGGCCAGCCCGGCGATTTTCCGCAGCGCCGCCATCCGGGGATCGGCATTGAACCGCTCAAGCGCGGCGGCGTGCTGCTCGGGCGGAAGCTTCCGGGTGATCGAATTTTGGGCCTGCGTCAAAATCGCTGCGGCTTTCGCCTTGGGCACACGGCTCCACGACGCCGGAACCCCGGCCGGCTGCGGCGCTGCGGTGCGCGTAGGAAGCGCGGTTTTCGGGGCCGCAGAGGGTGCCGGCCCGGCGGCGTCGGGATACTGCTTGAGCACTTGCGCGCGCACGGCTGCATCATCCGCGCCGGCCGGCCCGTCGATCCGATAGGTTTTCCCGTTCGGCGCCTTGATCGAATACGTCGCCATTATTTTACCACCGTTGCCTTGCCCCATCCGTCACTTGACGCAGCGGAAGGTGCAGCGCGCCGCGTGGACGCGCGAGGAAGAATGCGACGACCGCCGCCACCGCTGGACGCGGGAGCCGCTGCCGGCCGGGCGCTGGTCAATTCTTCAATGCGATCCTCAAATCCCTTGAGAGCACGCATCGCCGAATTATAGTCCGTCGCGCTGGTGATGGCCTTGCGCCACGTATCAAGCTCTTTGGCGGCGTCGATATTCTTGCCACCGAGCTTGATCCCGCCGAGCAGCGGCAGAAGCGAGCCGATGCCCTGCGTCGTAAGGCGCTCGAAATCCTGCCGGGCCGAATAGGCTTCCGGGTTCGTGATGCGTTCGAGGCCGGGGACGTTCTGCATTGCCCACGCGCCAACGCGACCCTCGGCCGACTGTCCAGGGGCGTTCATGCTGCCGGCACTCTTCAAACGCTCCACCGCGTCTTTCAACCCGCCGATGATCGGCACGGCAGCTTCCGCAGCGGCAACTTGATCCTGCTGCGCCGCTGCCGCCTTTGCGTCCGGCTTTACCTGCGGGTTCGCGAATTTATATTCGTTGAAACCCTGCCGACGCATGGCGAGATTGATTTGTGCCTGCTGGTAGGGCGTCATTTCCTGCCCGCCCTTGCCGCTTGCGATCCCGGCGAGATATTTTTCGGCAAGCTCGGGATTGTTCTGCTTGAGCAGTCCGTAAACCTGCAATTCCTTCGCCTGCGAGCCTGAACGTGTCGTGGGATCAAGCGCGCCTGCCAGCCCCGTAAGCGTGCCCTCGGGATCGGCGGCGAGCGCCTGTCCGATCTCTTGGGTTTTCGCTTGGTCAAGACCGAGCATCTGCGCCATTTGAGGCCAAGCGGCAGCGACGCCGGCCGGACCCGAACGCGCGGAGATTGCCGCGAGCCCTTTGACGGCCTGTCCGAGAATTGCGCGCTGCCGGTCGTCGGCTAGATTTGCGTCCGCCGTAGTGTTCTGGCCGATTTGCTGCTCAACGAGCTTTTTCTTGAGCCCTTCGAGATCGACCGCGCGAGTATGGTCCGCTTGTGCAATCGTGCGGTCCTCGCGCGCATCCAAGGTCGGCTGATACAGGGCTTCCGCGCCACCGACTTTCGCCAGCACGTCCGAAATTCGTCCGAGCGTATCGAGCACGGAGCGGCGCTCACGCGGTTGCCGAGCAGTATCAACAGGTGGAGGTGCCTGCGGCGGCTGGACCGGCTGTTGAACATCGGGCGTTACTCCTGCTTGCTGCATGAAATTCGGCGGCGGGGCTGCGGCCGGGTCGGGCTGCGCCATGACAGGCGGCATCGCCTGCGGCTGGCCGGTGAGCCACGCGGGGAGCCCCTGATTGATATCAGGCAGGCCGGTGTTCGGGCTGGCGAGCGCAGCCAGGATATTGTTGAGGTCCGCCATTAGAGGGCTCCATAATTCACGGTCGCGTAGCCGGCGCGTGTCGGGCCGAGAGCCCACGGACGCAGCTTCGCCACCTCATCCGCCATCACGCCGAGGATGCGCTTCGCGTTCATGACGTAACGGTAGGAATAAATCCCGAGGCCGTCCGCATATTCCCCAACGCGCTCAATATCGCGCTTAAGGCGACGATCCGAGAAAATCGAGGCGATGCCGCCGACCGTGGACGCAATGCTGCCGAGCGTGGAAGGTCCGCCGCCTTGGCTCGTGCCGGTGCTCTTCTGCCCCGTGTTCGCCACGAGCCCACCGGCCTGCAAGCCGAGGCCCGAGAGCCCGGAAAGCTGTTGCAGGTAATTGTTGAAAAATCCTTGGTTCAATTCCGTGCCGCGCGACTGCAACGCCTTCGCGGTCGAACCGGAATTCAGCAGGCCCGCCGCAGCACCTTGGCCGGTCACGCCCTGCGAAAGCTGGCGCATAGCTGGCGCATATCCCGCCTGCTGCAAATAGTTGTTATATCCTGCCTGCGCGCCGCCGGCTTGCGCAACACCGTTGGCAGCGGTTCCGACCGCATTCGCCGTGCCGGCCACACCGCCAGGGCTTACGCCGAGAAGCTGCGCGAGAAAATTCGTCGCGCCGGTTCCTTGCTGCATTGTCCCGCCATAGGTCGATTTGATGAGATCGTTATTGACGTTCTCGCTCGACGAGGTGGACGTTGCCGCCTTCGGTTTCAGAAAGCCCATTTTAGTTTCCGCCCTTCCACATGATATTCGAGAGCACGAAAAGCTCGCACTGCCCTTCGGGGATCGGGCGCTTGCCCGCGAATTTCATTCCGGTCCACCGAGCCATCATTTTCACGTCGCCTCGCTCATCCGGCACAAGGCCGAAGATCAATTCCGCGCCGTGCTGCTCGAACATGGCCCCGAACGCTTCCCGGACGTGCTTGATCGCGGTGCGACCGCCCGAGGCGAAAAGGACATGGACCTGATAGTCATGGTCGCCCTCGTGCTCGAACAGGGCAATGTCCCCGTTGTCGAAGCCGATGGCAATATTCTCTGAATTGGAAAGCCACGCGGCACCGCTCACGCCCATGTTGAGGGCGGCGGTATCGATAGCTGATATGATGGTTTCGTGCTTCACGCGCTCTTTTCCTGACTGGCCTATTTCCCCGTTGGGCCTGTTGTCTGGTGAGCGCCGAAGCGGCGGGGACCGGGACGTGATATGCCCGATCCCCGATCCTGTCAAGCCGGGCTACCGCCGCCGGGGGCTGGTGCCGTGAAGGAAAAGGAATTGAACGAGAACATCGAGATATTGCTAGATTGAAGCGTTATCCCTGCACCCGTGACAGCACCGAGCCAACTTGCAAGCGTCTCCGTCAAAACCTGCATCCAATTATACCCGTCGCCGATATAATAATTCAGGTTCGTGCCGTCATTTTCAATGCGTATCCAAGTAGCATCGGTGAGATAATAGGCATAGGTCGCTTCGCCCGCGTAAGACGAAGGCGAATTCCAGTGAATAATATCAATCAGGTGTTGGGCGTTACCATCGTTGCGAAAACCAAACTGCGACAACCGCCCGCCGGCATTCTGCAAAGTGACGCCGACGCGACTATTTCCCTCGCCCGCGACTAGGCTCGTGTCCATCCGCACGTAGAGGTCCCAAGGCGTAGCCGGCGGCGCTGCATTGGCGATAAGGCCGCGCGTCTGAAATCCCATGCCGGCCGGGTTCTGAAAAACGATCCCGTTGAGGTTATCGGTATAGGACTGCCCGCCCTGGTTAAGCGGCGTGAAATCCGCGAGCAGGGGAATAGTCCACGGCGCAAAAGGTCCGCCCCCGCCGCCTCCACCGCCCGAGATCGTCACTTCCTCAACGTCCGTGACATGGCCTTGCGCGTCAACCGTGATCCGGGCGACCTTGGTCGAAGTGCCGAAGGTGCCCACGTCATTTGCTTGGTCGGCGTGATCGATCGTCACGTCTGCCGCGAGATTTCCGCCGCCGTTCAAAGCCACGCCAGCGATGATTTCGCGAGCCGCAGCCCAATCGTTGATTAGCTGCTGTGCCTGCTCCGCAGTAATTCCGCCCGAAATATCGATTTGCCGCTGCTGTGCCCAACGGATGAAATAATCCGTGGGCGTCCCATCGTTCTTAACGACCGGGAATTTCTGGTCGAGAGGTTGAAGATTACCCGTCATCGTCTGGATCGTTCATTTCCATGCCGTCAATCCGCGCCACGGCGCCATCGTCGGTGAGCCGAAAAATGCGGCCGGGCGCTTGGATTTGACCAAGGCTCGTCCATTCCAATTCGGGTTCATAGAGCCCCGGCGTGATCGTGACGAGCCCCATATCATCATAGGACTGCCCTGCATCGTCGGAAAGCTCCAAGCGCACCCCTGCGCCGGTATAGGCCGGCTGGCCCATGTCCGTTGTCAGCCACACGGCATAGCAGGGCATATTCTCCCGGCCGCGCTGCACCACCTGTCCCGTGACGATCCGGTCGAAATAGATTTCCTGCCGGGTATTGAGGTAATCGGGATGCTGGTCGAACGGCTGCGTGGGATCGAGCACCCAAAGCAGGCCGAACGTGTCGTCGCCGGCAATCACGCTGCTGCCGTAGTCGGTGCCAAGCCGGATGCCACCGACCCAATTCTGCCCGACCGTTGGGCGCCAGAACCGCAGGCCGAGGTCGCCCCATTCCACCCATTGTTCCGTGGACGTGTCATAGATCAGCGTTTCCCGGTCGCCGAGGCGCAGCACATAGAAATCGTGCCCGTCGAGCGTGAACGTCCAGGCGTGCAACTGCGGGTTCGCTGTCCGGCCGCGTGCAACGACCGCAAAGCCCGCCTGCTCCACTTCGATAGGCGAGGACTGCCGCACGGGCACGGTCGTTTGGACAGAGGTCACGTCCTCGAAATCCGCCGGGAAATTGATAATTGCGAGCGCCTGATACTGCTCTACGTTCTCTTCCGGCGCTGGAATACGAACGACCGCCATAACCGCCGCTTGAGTGTCGTCGGCGCCTTCGGACGGGAAATTCGCGGGAATTTCCGGCCATACCATGAAAAAGCTGTTTTCGTAATTCTCGGCGCCGCCATTGGCATAGGTCGTCACCAGCCGGGCAAAGCCTACGTCATACTGCCCCGGACAGGGCATGAATTGCTCCGCACGGCCGGACGTGCGTCCACCAGCGCCGACGATGTAATAATTGATGTTCGCCTGCGTCACGTCGAAATTCGCGGAGAAATTACCCGTCGAGTTTCGCACCAGCGACGCAAGACCATATTCGGTTTTCACGGCCGGCGTAATGCCGTTGAAGCTCACCGCGAGAATTGGCTTATAGTCGCCCGTGTAGTCGGTCGGATCGCCCGGCCATACCATGATATCGACATAATCCGCGAGCACGAGATTTCCATCGGTGTTCGTCGTGCCGAATTCGATGGTCGTCGTGCCGTAGGCGGACGTGTTGACAGCACGCAACGCCGCAAGCACTTGGTCGCCGCCCGTAGTCGTGATGAAATATTGGTCGTCCGCCTGCGGCGTGTCGAAGGTGAGCGTGAAAACGCCGTCCGCGCCATAGGTGATCGAACAACCGTATTCGACGCGGGAAACCTTGTTACGTCCGTCGAGATTTGCCAGCGCGAAGGGCTTATAGACGCCCGGAATATAGAAATCCACGTCCTCGTCCCACACGAGCATGTTGACGTTCTCAAAATTGAAAAGCGCGCCATTACCGTAAGTCGTCGAGAATTCCACGTAATCGGTATGCTTGAATGTGACGTTGAGTGAACCGCAATTGCTAGGGTCGATCACCAGCGCCGAACGATCACAACCGCCCATCACAAGGTATTCATCGTTCGTCAACGGCACGTCGAAATCGAAACGATATTGCCCCTGCCCGAGATACGTCAAAGCACCGCCATATTGATGCTTGACGACATTCCCGTTTACGCTGGCGCCTGCCAACGGCTTGTAGCGAATTGCAGCGCGCGCCATGATTTAGCTCGTCCGGTTGAGTTGCAGGTTCGCATCGTTGACCGCGCTCGGAAGCCACGGCGCATCGGTTTTCGGGTCCTCTTCAAACACGTCGCGCCAATAGGTTTGCGCGGTCGTGATGGGACGATCCTCGCCGAGCGCAGTATCGGGCGTTCCTTCCGGGTCGGAAATAATCCCCGTCTGGATCGTGGCATCGCCGCCGTCCGATTTCGCCGCACGCACCCATGCGACGATCCCCTTGACGCTGGTCACGTCCGGCGGAAGATCGGTGATCGTGCAGACATACGCCGCAGGGGGAGGATTTTCGGCCGTGATATATTCCGCGTTGTCCGGCGGCGACTGTGCCAGGATCGGATAGCCGGCCACGCCGACGCTAGGAATCCAATTCAAGTCCACGTCGCTTTCCGGCCGCAACGCATAGACGACGACCGAGCCGAGGAAATCCGTGTTGTGCGTGCCAGAGCCCGAGCAGACGACCCAATCGCGGACATACTGCGGCGGTGCGCCCGTGAAATTGGATCGCACGCGGCTTTCGGTCACAACCTGCGCGCACTGTGCAATGCTGGTGAAAACTACGTCCTCGTCGATCACCGGCCGGCCC